GAAAATACAATTTGTTTGCTTATTTAAGCAAACTTTGAAATTGCTTCGCCATTTCTTGTAGATGGTTCAACTGCTGCTGGTTCATTCTGCCGGACTGCAAAAGTTTCTCGACCTCCGCCTTCGGGTCCCCCTGAAAAGAGGACTGGAACTGGTTGAATTGCTGCATCATCTTTTGAAACCGGCCTACTGGCGTGTTCCCGCCACCTAAAGCGTCAAAAAAGGGGTTAGCCATCAGCGTCAGCCTCCTTCGCCTTCTTTTTACCCTTCATGCCGTCCACAACCGCCGCCAGCGCGTCAAATTCTTCACGGGTGACAAACTTCACCGGGTCTGCCGTGGGCGCTGTACGGGGCGTTTCTGCGCGTTCTACGAGGTCGTAGATCGTAAGTGAGGGTTTACCGCTGGCATCTGCCTTTTTGAGGTACACCGTAGGCGCGGAGCTATCCCACAACGCCACAGCGGCGTTGGGCGCGAGCATCCAGTTTCGGGCCTCCTGTTCCCCACTGACCCACTGGACACCGGTCTGCGCCATCGGATTTTGAGGGGGCTGCGGTGCCATCATCGGCGGCATCTGCTGTTGACGGAGCTGCGCCAGGTTGTCCGGCATGGGCTGTGCGTAATAGGGATTTTGCCATCCGTAAGGTGTGTACGCCATTTTAGTCATCCTCCTTGACCCAGTAATACAAGATGTTCTCGTTGCTGCTGTCCCAACTGTCCCAGATCATGCCGTCGCAGACGCAGACCACATGACCGGAAAGTGCCAAAATATAGGTGCCTTTAGGGTGATCCTCCGCAAATTGACCCGCCGTGTAGCAGTCCGGGCAAGTGTCCGGCACGATGTACCGCCGATATCCGATGCTGCGGAGATACCGCCCCCAACAGGCGTTTGCCGACGGCATATCCCCGTCCAGATACCCTTGGATACAGAGCCGCAAATAAATTTCGCCCCAATCCTTGCCGGTAGCCTTTACGATTGCCCGCACGGTGCAGTCCCCTACATTTTTCCCGCAGGGGTTGGGGTTGAAATGGTTATACATACTCCCTCCGGTCATCGTATAGCAGCTCAATCATGCGCACGTATCGTTCCAGCTCTGCCGGATCGGTCTGCGCAACAATATCTCGCGCCAACTCCGCCGGATACCCGCAGGCCAAAAGCCGCTCGTACATTGTGTGCGCCTCCTTTACACTTCTATGATACAAAAAATCCGGACAGCCAAACTGCCCGGAAACTGCCTGTATTCTGCCCTCAAACTGCCCAAAGAAATAGCCGTGTCCGAATCGGACACGGCTTTTTGTTTACCCCTGCATATCATCCGCTATTTTGGCGTAGGCGCGCCGCCGGATCTTGGCCAACCCATCCACGCTGACGTGGAGCAGCGCCGCCGCCTGTAGGCAGCTCTGGCCGTGGACATCCACTGCCAGCACCGCCGCTTCTTCGTCAGGCGGCAAGCCTACCAACCGGACGGCCTGCGCCGCCCGGGCCGGGGCCATGGATGACAACAGCGCCCGGATCTCCCGGTGTTCTTTTTCCATAGGTTTCCCAGACTTGCAGAGCGCGGATTAACCGCGTGGATGTTGTTGCCATCTTCTGGCCCTCCTTTCGGTTTTATCCTTTCCAGTCAGCCTTGGCCTCTCTCACGTCGATATGACAAAAGCTGTCATAAACCCCCACGCCGCCCCAATCGGGCATCAGCGTCCGGGCGAAGGCCGCCACCGTCTCCGGCTTCTGGCCGCTGACGGAAATATCCGCCGCCATGCCATAGCAGTGCTGGCTGTGGGCCGCGCCGTTCACTTTGGCATTGTACTGCGGCGTCCGGTAGGCGCTGTGAATGACCACCGGAGCGCAAAAATGGGAGCGAATGGTTTCCAGCACCATCACCAACCGGGGAGCCACCAAAACAGCGTCAGACCCGTCTCCACACGCAAACTCCCGCACCTTGAAATGGGCGGAAAGCTGCTTGCCCCCGGAGGCGGCTTTGCTGTAAGCGTGGATCTCAACCATGGTTATCCCTCCAGATCTGATACAGCGCCCAGACCATGTCGGCGCGGGTCACAGTCTCTCCAGCGTTGGCGTCCGTCAGCAGGCGGTGAGACTTGCCCCATACGAGGGCTTGATCTTCCGGTTTTGCCGACCGCTCCCAAAACAGCAGCAGCGTGGGCACCTTCCGGCTGCTAACCACTTTCCCGCCGGGGAAAATGCCCTGCGTGGAGCCGCCGCCGTCCAGCATCAGGGCATCCACCACGCCCAGACCCAGCAGCTTGTTCTGGAGCTGCTCACGGGTCAGGCTGGTCTTGTCGCACCACAGCACCACCTTGCCGTTTGCCAGCCAGCCCACCGCCGTCCGGGCGGCAGACCGGGCCACGTCCGGCGTCAGCTCCCGGTACAGCTTGGAACCGCCCTTGAGGATGGGGACGCCGGAGAGGAAGGATCCTCCCCGGTCCGTCAGCATCTTCGGCAGGCCGTCGGAGCCGATAGACACGCCCCAGTCCTGGTATTTGTCCCGGCTAATGACCTTGCCGTCGATCACCGTCCAGCCCACCGGCCGAAACTTGCCGTTGAACAGATAGCCGTTGATGATGTGGGTGCAGCCGGTCTTGGCCTTGATCTGCGCCGGGGTCAGCCTTCCGGTGTTGTGGTAGATCTGCGCTCTCGCGCAATTAAACGTATCAACCATTGACTCTCACAGCCTTTTCCGGATGGCCGTAGACGTCCCACGTCACATCGTACACGCCCTCGGCGCACTGGATGCGCAGAGTCTCCCCGGCCTTCTCGGTATCGTAGCGCATGACGTCATGCAGGTGCTTCACGTCTTCCGGCTCGGTCTCAGCCGGAATGAAGCCCTCCCGCATTTCGTCCTCAGTCCACCCAGCCACGCCGCCGTCCGGGTTCAGGTGGAAGTTGGCACCCGCCGCTTTCAGTTCGGCATTGATAGCCTCCACGGGCGCGCCCTGCTTCTTGCCCTCGTTGATGATGTCCTCGTAGATCTTGTTCATAATATGTCCCCTTTCAAATTTTCGGTTGATTTTCAACCGGTTTCAACTGTTCTTGTCCTCGTTGACCCGCTGAGTGCCGAAGTAGAAGCCGATGACCACCGTGAAGATGGTCAAAAATTCCGTCCCGGAAATGTCACCCCGCAGAGCCAGCACCGCGAAGATCACCGTCAGGGTGATGGTCACCAGAGACTTCACCGCCAGCAGATTGCCCAGCCGTTTCTTGATGTTTTCCATGTTTTTCTCCTTTCACTCTTTCCGGATCGGCAGCTCACCGACCTCGGACATAATGATTTTCAGGTGCCCGTTGCCGCCAAGGGATTTATACGCCTGGTGCATTTCGTCAAGCGTTTCCCTGTCCGACAGGCTGACGCTTCCTTCGGAGATGTACTTCTGGCCCAGATAGCGCACCCGGTCGATGAGCAGCACTTTCAGCGCGTCTACGATGGCGTCCCGCTTGTCATCCTTGGTCCATTTCCGCTGGAGGATCGCGAGGATGATGGCGGTCACGCCGGAGCCGGTGGCGGCAGTTAATACGATCTGTAGAATTTCCATTCTACACCCCCTTAAAAAGTTGCAGTTTTTAGGGCAGTTCCGACTTGCTTTCGTGCAAGTCAAAAGTCCGACTTGGTTTCGTGCAGATTAAAACTCGGGCCACGTTCGTTGGCAGATTGGGCAGACCTGTAAGCCCTCCGGGATGATTGCCCCACAGCATACGCAGGTGTTTTCCATAGAGCCGCCTACTTCGTGTACCAAACCTGCACGCGAGCGCTTTTCCCTATGATCTCAGAACCAGCGTTTACTACAAGCCGAAGTCCTGTGTTGTAGGCAATACCGAAGTCGATGTTTGGGACATTGCCCTCTACGGTGCCGCCAGGTTGCCGGGTAGGCATGCCTGGTGTCCAATGTGTATCATCACCGTACGGCCACTGGTACTCTCCAGAATACCGAATGATATTCCCTCCAGGGTAGAAGCTTTGCTCAGTTGTCAGATTATCGAATTGCTTGATCTGCGTATATACCGGCTTGCCCATGTAATATTTGGTGGTGCAGTACTCGACTCCTACCATCATAGGAGGGTTTACCCACGCATGTTCGCTCCAAGTTTTCTTTGTGCCATCGTAGTATCGGTGAATCTCGTAGCCTTCAAACGTGTAGATGATTTGATGTATATTGTAAGCGCCGCCCTTGTTGAGCACGTTCATTGAACAGTACGGGAGAAGAGAGCCGCCCACGGTTGGCGCATTTTTGGGTGCGGCATCCCATGCGTACCAGCCAGCTTCCCAAACATCGTTTAAATCGTCAGCCGGGGTTAACACCTTGGCTGCGCCCCCCAACCCAAACCCGCCGGGGGCGGCGTTGATATTCCCCCTCGCCTGCGCTTTCTGCTCGTCGGAGAGGCTCTGCGCCGCGTCGTAGCGGATAAAGTTGCTGGAGCCGCCCACGGGGCCTTCCGGGCCTTGCTTCCCCTCCGGCCCCTGCTTTCCTTCGGGGCCTTGGATGCCCTGCTTGCCCTGCGGGCCTTGCAGGTTGCCGTTGGCCACCCACTTGCCGTGGACGGAATCCCAGATGTAGATGTTGTACGGAGGTGCGGTACCCACGCCGTACACGTCACCGGCCTTGGGATAGGGAACGGCTGCCTTGAGGGCGTCCAGCGTATCAAAGTAGCCAAGAATGGCGAAGCTGGACCCGGCCTCGCCGGGATCGCCCTGGTCGCCCTTCTTGCCGGGCGGGCCAATGGGGCCTTTAATGGACGTCAGCGTCGTCAGCTTGAAGGCGTACACCCAGTTGGCCGTGCCCTTGAGGTACACCTTGCCGTAGTCCGCAGAGGCCGTGATGTCCGGCAAAATCAGGACAAACTGGCCGCGCTGGACGTCGGTGCCGGTGAAGTCCTGGTTCATTTCGGTTACGCTCTTGTACTCCTTGGTAATGCCGATAGGCACACCGGCGGACGCCAGCCGCGCGTCGATCTCCTCGCCGGAGTAAGCGGATGTGTAATAGTCTTGCAGCTTGGCGAAAATTTCTTCCAAGACTGCGACTCTCTGTTCAAGCGTCATGTTTTACACCTCACACAATGAAAAGTTTGTTCAAGCGGTCAAAAAACAGTCCGCCGCCACGCTGGACCAGCGGCCCTGCTTTTGCTTGCCCGAATTTCCGGTAATAGAGAATGATACAGCCGTCCGCGCTTGGGCCGCCCGGCCCGCCTAAACCGCCGGATCCGGGTGTGCCGGGGGTAATGGTGCCGTTTCCGTTCTTCACGGCAATGCCGCCGGAGCCGGCGCCGCCGCCTCCGTAGCCGCCACGTCCGCCCCTGCCGTACCGCTTCGGCTTGGAGGGGGTGAGCGTGGCCGTCATGCCGTCCGCACCGGAGCCGCCGGTCACATCAACGGTTGTCTCGCCCGGCAGGCCGCGTCCGGAGGATCCGGCTTTGCCGTTGGCTCCCGCCGCCGGGCCGCCGCCCAGACCGGAGCTGTACCAGCCGAAACTGCGCGGGGTGCCTGTTGATGCGATTCTGGTCATGCTGATTTCCCCATAGCGGCCAGCCACAGGGCCGGGGGTGAATGCGTTCCCGTCCTCGTCATAAGCAATCGTGCCATTGACGTATTTCTGGACGCTATCATCTGTGTACTCACTCACAGCCGGATCACGTCCGGCGCCGTCTCCGCCAGGGAGGCCGTCCTCGCCGACGCCGCCGAACTGCTCCCCGGTGATGGGATCCGTGAAGCCCCAATCGGGGGCAGACGCGCCCGCCGTAGTCATGCCGTGGAACACCGTATCCGTGCCGTCCGTCCCGGGGAGATCGTCCGGGCTGAATTCAGCGCCCTTGCCGCTTTTTCCGCAGGCATAGGCAAGGCTTTTCAACTGGGACACATCGAGATCGCCCTCGACGATCCTGCCTCCCATGCCGCCCTTGCCTCCCATGCCGCCCTTGCCGCCTAGCGCCAACGCGTAGCCGTCTACCCGATCCTCAAAAACCGGGTTCGTCCACGAGAACTTAGGCCCCGATTGGGTATCTTCGCCCTTTTCGCCGCAGCGCCCGCCCTGCCCGGCGGAGATCATCACATAGTGGATCGTTGTGGTGCCTTCCGGGATATGGAAGTCGCCGGAGCCGGTGAGGACTACCCGCTCGTCCAGATACTCCGCAGATTCCGGCTGCGCCGGGGTGAAGCCCACCAGCGCTTCCATGCTGCTTTTAAGCGTCGCGCTCATGGTGGTGTCCAGAGACTGGATGCAAGCGGAAACCATTTTTTTGTCATACGGATGATATACGCTTACAACGTGGCCCGGTTTCTCGTGCCCGCTTACAATGTCATTGGTGATAGTTTCGCGGCACCGGTAATAGTCTGCAAGACGCTTCGCCACGGCGTAGGAATTCACCAGAGATACCAGCGTGGCATCTGTAACTGATTTGATGTTTTCCACAGCGCCAGCCGTCACAGGCTGCGTGATTAGACGGGTGTTGTGGATATACGCCTTGCCAGTCAGTGCGCCAGCGCCAGCGGAGATCTTGGCGTAGTTCGCACCGCTTTCCAAGATTGTGAAGCCAGTCGCAGAGAGGGAGTGCATCGGCTCGGAGAATGTGATGATATCGCCATTCTGCGCCGTGCCGGAGAATAGCTCCTTTACCTCCGTTCCCGCAACGTATTGATGCTCTGTTACCGTCACGGCAGAGATGGGTGAATCGTATTTCACGGTTCCCCCAGTGTAAGATCGGTCGACATCAATCAACGATGCCGTACCGTCCCACAAGGGTTCAATTCTCAAAACACCGTTCAGGTCTGTGCGGAGATAGGCCCCAATGGCAAAAAGCACTTGTGCGAGGTTGTCTCGTGCAGAGCGTTCTTTCCCATCCGCATAAGGAAGCCAGCCGTAAAGTTTAACTCCGGCATATACACTTTTTATCAGCGAAGGGATGTTGCCGCAGATTTCTTTTACAACATCTTCCACGGTCTGTCCTGTGTAAATGCCGCCAGTATGCACCATGCCGGTAAGCGCGCCCATAGGGGACCGCCCTGTAAGTTGATAAGTGACAGGCCCGATACGGGAAACGCCGCTGCTTACAAATCTTGCTTTGATTTCGCCGCCTCTGTAAACAATGATGGGGGTGTTATTGGGGAGTGCAGAAAGCTGTGCGCCTATTGTTGTGGTGCAAACTTCTACGCTGACCGTATCAAACGAAAGGCTGCTTTCATCCAATGCAACTTCTTGAAAAGATGAGCAGTAGTCTAAGCGCATATCATCCTTAGATGCATCCCGGTCGAACTGGTAGGGGCCGATCATGATATAATCCATACGCCCTCCTTACCGCGTGATTTGCGGTGCGATTGGGATGAAATGGATTTCAATTTCTCCCCAATAATTGATCCCGTTTTCAACTTTTTCAATATCGTGCGATGCGCTGGTGTAGTATGCGCGATAGGAAATAGTTGTGTTGCCGTCCGCAGCTTCAAGCAAAACGGAATCGTCAATGGAATGGGCTTTGAGATAGTTCCAGAACGCATCATAGCTTCTGTAATCGTCCCCCCTGCGGAAAACAGTCACCTTATGCCCAATGTACGTTCCCAGAACATCCCGGATCATCCGGCCTGTGTCTTTCGATCTCCCAGCGTTCTCCCCATCGAGAACGCTGAAATTTTCGTTGTACTTGGAGATCGCGACATTCACATCAAATGAAGTCCCGTTAATTTTGATGTAATTCATATACACCGCCTTTAGGTCACTTTAATGCCGACGCGCTGCGTCTGGTCTTTGTTCAGCTTGAAGATGATGCGGCCCAATTCTTGTTCGCCAATCTTGAGAATGGCCGTCTGATTGCCGCCGCCATACTGCGACATGCCACGGGCCACCGCTGCCTCGATGGCAGATTCAGGAGCTTCAATGTTGTTCCCCTGCTTCTGGTCACCCAGTACCGCTAAAAACTCACGGTTCGGGGGAATAACTGCGCCGGTCGCCAAACGCGGAACGGATGAGGGGGCAATTGCAGGCATAGCGGAACGTGCCGCCGGGTTTCCATCGGAAACAGATTTCGTAGAATTAAACCCGCCTGCTTTTGCAGCTATACCAACGCCAAGCAGCGCCGCACCAGCTAAAAGCATTGGGACATTCAGCGTCATAGCGCCAATAGCCACAAGAGCGATACCCAGCAAAAGCATTGCCGTAGACACCCATCCGGAAACTTCATTCAGATGCAAGGTTTCAACCCAGCTCTGAAATTTGTTTGTGGTTGTGCCTATCGCAAAACCGCTCACAAGCAAAGCCGCACCAGCCAAAAGCATAAAGATATTCATGGTCATTGCGCCAAATGCAATAAGGGCAATTCCTGCAAGCATAAGGGCAACAGATACCCAGCCAACAACCTTATTCAAACCGAGTGTTTCAACCCAGTTCTTGAGGTGGCCCTCATTTATTGCTGCAATTATTCCCATGCCAAGGATGCCAAGTCCAACTGCCAAAAGAATCGGGTTCGCCGTAGCCGCCGCAAATGCGACCAATGCAATACCGCCAAGAAGAAGCGCAACAGATATCCACTGTGCAACGGAGGTCAGCTTTAACTTTTCCCACCATGCTTCAAGCCTTTCTTGCCCAATGACTTCTGCCGCAATGCCAAACCCTAATAGCGCCACACCCGCAAGTACGATCGCAATGTTTCCCATTGCCGCGCCGATGGCAATCATAGCGATTCCTGCGATTTGCATAGCTGCTGTCACATATTCAAAAGCCGAATCTAATTTGAGCGCGCTTGCCCAGTCTGTAAACGTTCCGCTTTTTACGCCAACATAAATGCCAGCAGCTATTAAAGCAATTCCGGCAACCACCATTAGAATATTACCGGTAGCCGCACCAATGGCGATTAACGCAAAGCCAGCGATCAACAGTGCTGCCGTAATAAAAGATGCAGCGCGATTAAGCCCAAGCGTTTCTGCCCAATCATCCATCATTCCGCTGTTTTTTGCATAAAGAACGGCAAGGCCAATCAGCAAAAGCCCAGCAATCACAAGGAGGATGTTTCCCGTTGCCGCGCCGATGGCGACCATTGCAATGCCTGCAAGGATCACAGCCATCACAATAAATTCCGCAACATTATTGAGACCAAGTGTATCCACCCAGGATTGCAAAACTCCGGTTTCCTCTGCGACAAAAAGACCAGCGCCAATGAGAAGCAGTCCCGTTATAACCATCTTAATGCTGCCGACCGATGCACCGATGGCAATAAAGGCAATGCCCGCTAAGATCAAAGCGCTTGCAACTTTTTCCGCTGAGCTTCCAAGCATTTTATCAAGCCAATTTTCATTTTCAGAAAAATTAAAGTCCGGTTCTGTTTTTTCCTTATTGTCTCCGCCTAATTTATTAATTTCATCAAACGAGGCAAGCGCTTTGCCAGCCTTTTTTGCAGATTTGCCCGTTTCGTCTAAAGCGTCCGATTCTTTGTAAAGGTTCTCTGCTTCTTTTTTTGTTTGATCAATCGTCGACCCAAACAAAACCGCTGTAAATTTTGCCATAGCAGTCACAAATTGGGTTAGCAAATTCACGAATGATGTAAACGCCGGAAGCAAAACATTTACAAACGGCTGTGCGAGTGTTAGCAAAGCACCTTTTAATCGCGATATCGCTTTTGTGGCCTGATCGTTGGTTTTAAACGCCTTCCCGAGCCATTCGCGCACGGAACGGAGTCCTTGCACAATTAAGCCAAACACAAACACGCGGCGGACAAGCCCTTTTACTCTGCGAGAAAATCGGTCCATATATTTATCTGCTTTTTTGCTTGCAGCGGCCAGCGCAGTAGAACTCTTACTTGTGCCAGCAATCTGCGCAGAAATTTCTCCCGCCCGGTTACTCATTCGTTCAAGGCTTCTGGTATCTTTGGCAATGGACGCATCTACAGCCTCAACCCTTTTTTGCACACCATTCCATTCTTTTTGCAGCGTTGCCACGGTTTGTTCCTGGTCTTTAATCGCACTTGATGTAAAAAATTCGTTTCCGCTTTTCATTTGCGACAGCTTAGATTTAGCTTCATCAAGGTTTGCGGCAATCTGCCTTGATTGCTCCACGAGAGGCATTGCCTGCTGCTTTTTATCGCTGATTTTTTCATTAAGCGAATCTATTTTTTTAGTAAGCCGGTTTAGTTCGTTTTGTGCCTGCTTATCATCAATGTCCGTTTTTATGATGATGGCGACATCTGCCATGCAATCGCCTTCTTTCCCTTGCTTTTTATGCATTTTATGTTATGCTTGATAAAAGGAGTTGGTATCAATGGAAGATCATGTCACACAAATGTGTAGTAATTTATTTGATAAAAACGGGAATAAAATTGACGTCAACATTGTAGCAACCGTGTATCTTTCGGCTTTTGAAATCTCCGCATACTTAAAAAAATGCACAAATTACTTAAGCGCAGATATTAAACTCGTTGCAAAATACATCAACGATTTACCCGGCTATGACTGCTCAAGAAAAGAAATTTCATACTACAAGCGAAAAATCGAAAGATGTGATTGGGATTTTTCGACGCCAACAAAGAAAATTGAGCCTCCCATGCAAAAAAAGCAAACAGCAGCTCTTTTGCCGGGCGAAGAAGTTCTCGACACGCTCAAATTTTCATGTATCCCACTTATATCGTGGTGCATTTTATTTGTATTCGCCGTGTGCAAGGCTTCTTTAATGCAAATGGAGGATGTATGGTTTTTTGTCCCTTGGGTCTTTGCATTCCCGGTCTTATACGAAATTTTCAGGCTGACCATGAACCATGTTGTTTTGACAAACAAACGCCTCATTGTTCGCGTTTCAGTACCGAAAAAGATTTCAGTAGATGTGCCAATTAACAAGATAAACGGTGTGTCTGTAAAATCGTCATGGCGAGAGTATAAATATGGAGCATTGCAAATTGACACTTCATCTGATCGGATTTTGTTTACAAGTACAAAGTCACCTGGCGTTTTCAGAGACTCCGCAATTTCGGCTATGGAGCAAAACAAATCCGATGCCATGCGTCAACAGGCGAAAGAAATCGCAAAAGCTATGAAAAACATTTAATGCGCCCACCGCCCTCTCCGGAGGGCGGTTTTCATATCCATTTGCTGATAACGTCCTCGTCCTGTTCCGTATACTGCCGCTTGAAGTCAACCAGGTGCCGGTTCTGCTTGTAAAACTCCTGTTCGCTTTTATCCAGTTTCTTCCCCTTTGCCTTTTTATTGCGGATTCCCACAACCTGGGCAAAGGTGCAATCCCCGATTTCCTGATACGCGGATACCCACGTCCACCAGTGCAGATACTCAACAGATCTGACTTCTTGTCCCAGAACGCGGTTGACTGGGGCAACGATCAGGGGAAAGTCCTGCTGCCAATCCATCAGCTTCGGCCCACGCTTTTCCTCACGCTGCTCTTCGCCGCAGTTGATGAATTTTGCGCATTGCTTGATCGCTTCCTCGTAGTCGCTCTGCGGCATTTCCGCAAAGTCTGGATAGAAAATGTCAAGCATGGCCTCGGCCTTTTCTTCCTCCGACAACTCAGCGTCAGACAGTGCCTCAATGATCGTCAGGATATCGCGATAGTCAGAGCGTATCTGGTACTCAGTGCCGTTTACCTCTACGGCAGTCGGAAGATCGTACCTCATTTATGGTACTTCTTTGTATACTTGCTCACGCGGGGGTTGGTGGCTTTCTGCTCACGGGCAAAGGTGGTGTCAACCTCATCCATGATGGCAAGCATCAGGTTCGCCCACACAGGCAGGCCGTCCGCCAGCGCATATACGTTCATCTCGCCAAACAGGGCAGAGCAAATGTCAAAGCCGAACACATCGTTGATGATCTCGCGCATTTCCTCGTCCATCTTCCGGGCGGTTTCAAAAACTTCCCGCTTGTTGGCGGTCTTTTCCACCTCTGCCTTGTATGCATCCTGCTTCTTGTCGAGGATATCAAAGGCATTAAACAGCTTTTCCACAAAGGCGCTGTCGGTGGGGTTAAAGGAGAATTCGCATTTGCCGTTGATGTTGTAGGTAACTAAACCGGTATCGAAAATCAGGTCTTTCATAATAGCCTCCGAAATTGGGGCGGGTTTGCGCCCGCCCCTTTGTTTTTAAGCCCCTGCCGTAAAGGTCACGCCACTGGTATCCTTGGTAATGGTGCCCAGCGTACGATTGCCGCCGTAGGTAATCTCGCTCGTGATGTTGAGCGTACCGCCGCCGTCACCGCCGATGCCGGTCACGGCAATAGCACAGGAATCATACCGCTCGGCAAACTTCGCCTCGCCGGACGTAGCGTAGAAGTGTCCAATCATCATATCCTGATTGGCAAGAGCCTGCGCGTCATGATCCTTGACGGCAAGGTTCCACATCTTCACCGCAGCAGCGTCACCGGCATCCAGAGGGATGGGATCAAAGGTCTGGGAAATAACGGGCTTCTTCATGGTGGTGAAGGTGTTGCCCAGAATGTCCTGCTTGCTCTCCTGACCCCAGTCCATCTCTTCGCTGGAATCCTCCACGCGCTTACCGATGGCGCTCCAAGTGGGAGCTTCCTTAGAACCGGTATTCAGATACGCAATCAAAAGCTCGCGGTCAATGGTCTGACCTTCGGGCGTCGCAAAAGTTAAATCTGCCATTATATATTCACCTCGTAAATCAGTTTTAGCGGGACCATGTAGTCCTCGTATTGGTCGCTTGTCGCGCCGAGATACGATGCAAACGCAGAAGTCTCAACGCGGAGGGCGCGCCTGCCCTCTCCAATGTCCGGTCGTTGCATCTGCGCCCAGTCCGCAAATTTGTTCAGCACTTCAACCGCCTTCAAGCGTGTATCGTCGCTCTTGCCGGGTGGTGCGATCTGGTAATGGATTTCGAACGAATACTCCGCCTGATATCCGCCGCAGATATACTTCTTGGTGATAACGGCCCCCTGAACGGAGGAAAGCGCCATGCCTACCGTTTTTGCCGCGAAATACTCGTACTTGATCAGATCCACATTCTCCGGAATACCGGGGAAACGGTTTGCCCAAATCAGCATCAGGCGGTCAAGGTCTGCCTTTTCGCTGCTGGATGCCAGCATTACAGGTTTTTCTTTAGAGATCACGCTTCACCGCCTTTTCTGCTACACGCACCCACTTCTCCATGTTCTGTGCCTTGGATGCTTCGAACCAATGGGAGCAGGTCCCGGTTCTGTGGAAAATCAAATCCTTCTCCGGCACTGCCGGAACCTTCGTAACGCCCTTCCGCGCATAAGAGCTTCCGGTCAGCGGATCAACGTACAGTTTGCCGTAGTACAGATATCTGGCATACGGCCCTGGATAAACAACCGTGTTTCCCGTTACCCGTGTACGCGTCCTTAGAGAGCCTGTGAGCATAGGTACGAACGGAGCGGTATCTTTTGCGACCTGCACCGCCAGAACGTGTTCTGCGCGATCACAGCCCTTGGAAACGGCCTCTTTTACAGCGTCCATGCCGTCCGTCTGAACGGAAAATTTCAACGCCATATCACACGCCTCCGACCTGCCAGTGCTGCATATCAACGCTGCCGAAATCTTTCTCGTCAACCTTGGTCACGGTGTAGCAGTTGTCCTGAGCCAGAGCCACAGTTTCATTGTCCGTCACAAACTCGCCTTTGATGAAAAACGTTGTCCCACCATTGCCTTTGACAGAAAGCGTCCACAGGTCGGTTTTGTCCTCTGCGGCGTAAAACCGCTGCGGACCGACATAGGCTTTCACCTTGCCGGTAAAACCGTCCACAGCTTCCACGCCAAACGGGATGTAGAGGTCAACTGCATCAGCCCCGGCAAGACCGCTCTCGCGCACGTTAACCGCCTTAGACGCTTGCAGCATCACGCCACGAAGTACGGTCACATACAGCTTTTGCGTTTCCTGAAACGTCTCCTTGTCGGTTTCTTTGACCGGATTGTAGATCGTTACAGTGTGGGGAGCGTACATGATCCGCACCCCCTCCCTCGGTACAGCAAGCCGGTATGGGCGAGATACTCCATGCAGGTCTCTGCGAGCAGCTTTCTTGCTCCATCCGTAGCGTTCAGTGCGGAAACGGCAGATTCGCCGCCGGTCGCAAGTGTGCGGGAATAACCGCCCACCGTTTCACTTTTGACTTCTGCGTCATTAGCGGCAGCAGTCGCAAGGTTCTTCATTGCAAGCGCCTGCGCAGCTTCGATAACCGCATACTTGTCAACCAGCGCACAGCAGCACATCTTTACCGCATCCAGATCCACGTTGTCCTTGGCTCGGTTCTGCGTGAAATAATCGAGGAAGGAGCTGGCCCGGACAGCCAGACGCGGAAAATCCCCACTGCTTACAGTGCCCATATAGACACCGGAGTAGTATGTGTAATCAGCGTATGTCAATTGGGTCAGCTCCCTTCCAATACTGCAATTATGTCAGCCTTGCGCATTGAACTGCTGACCCCGTCCACCCCGTTTTCCCAGGCATAATCAAGCAATTGAGCTTTTGTCATGTCGGAGAAAACAGGGGTTTCAGGGTCAGGCTCACTCAGCAGTTCGGTTAGCCCCCCACTGCCGGAGTGATGGTGCCGACAACCACGCCGTCAATGCGCTCGGCGAACAGCACCATGCCGTTGATAACGGTATCGGATGCGGTCATGTTGGTGTAATCGGGTTCCTCGTGGATGCCGATATAACCGGTGGCGTCGGTGGTGAAGTTGAAAACCTCGCCCAGATCAGCGCCGTTCACAGGGATGTAGTACAGGACGATGTTGTCTTTGGCAGTGGCGTAAATCTTGCCCTTTTGGACGCTGGAGTTCAAGATCACAGTGCCCAGACCGAGGAAGTTCTCGACATAGGTCATGCCGAAAGCGGTCTGCAGGGTGATGTTGGCAGTTGCGAGATAGTCCGCAACGTCCAGCGGGTTCATGAAATACACTGCGCCGATTTCGTCATCCTCGAACAGCACCTGCAGCTGGCCCCATGCCTGAGCCAAGGTCGCTTGGAAGGTCGCACCGCTGGCCGTACCCGTACCGGTTGCGAGGAAGTCGAAGAAGTCCTTGCGGATGCCCTTCTGCACATCCTTTAGCATTTCATCGGTGGTCATTTCAACCGCCTGATCGTAGCCGCGATCGGCGATTGCTTCGGCAGAGGTGGCCTTGCGCCACTTCTTCAAGGTGATCTCCTTGTAGTTCACAGCCTCGGTCTTGTACTTGCTCAGGGGGATGGTCTCGCCCTCAGCCACAGCGCCGTCTTCCAAAGTGCCGGTAGCCTTGTAGCTCTTGAGCACAGTACCGGCCTGCTTGGCGATCTTACGAGTAACGCCCAGAGCCTCCATCAGCTTCTTGATGGAATAGCCGAACATCTCGGTAAATTCGATCTCACGAACACGGGCGAGATCTTCCTTCTTAATCAGCTTAGGATCAACAGCCATTTTTATTCTTCCTTTCTAAACAAATCCATATTTGCGGCGATTGCAGCGCGCCGCTCAGTTCTGTCGGTGATTTGCATAATCTCGTCCTTGGTCATAGGCTTTCCGCCCTCGTTGAGCCGTGCGCCCATGTCCAGCCGGACAGCAGGCTTAGAAACAAGGCTCTTATAGGTGCCGTCTACGAGAGCGTCAAGGCTCTTGGTGTCCTTGATCTTCTCGCCGTCCAGCTCCAATGCAGACATTTCCTCGCCGCATCCGCGCATGGCAAGGTCGAGATTTGCACCGGTGATGTTTTTGCTCTCAAAGTAAGCCCGGACAGCCTTTTCCTTTGCCGCCTTGCTTTCCTTTTCGGTGATGCCGGACTTATAAGCTTCAAAATCCGAATGTTCTTTTTCATACTTTTCCTTATAGCCGCCGTCACCTGCTGCCTTGAGGTCATCCAACTGCTTCTGGATTCCGGGCAGTTTCTCCGCATCCGCCTTGTACTTGCTGACGTCAGCCTTCAAGCCGTCCACGGTGTCGGTATGCGCCTCGATGATGGTATCTACCTGCTCATCGGTGAGACCCATACCCTTCAAAAGTTTGCGTGTAAGTGCCATGACACTATCTCCTTTTCTTTGGCCGCGTTTCTTCGCAGACGATAGTTTTTATAAAAACCGCTGTGCTTCGCGGGTTTTACTTAAAACAAAAGAGCCAACCACCGAGAATTCCTCAGCAGTTGGCTCCTATTGCCCTTTCCCGTGCCCAATTACGCGGGAGTTGAATATTTGATTGTTTTCTTGACCTCTAGCACAATGTATCCGTCACCCTTGCGCCGGATCTCCGCGTCATTGCCGCGCCGGATAATAGCCTCGATGGCCTGCATTAGTTTATCATCCATTAGCCTACCCCGATTTCTTTCAAATATGCTTCATACTCATAGGGGACGCCAATGTCATAATTCTTGTAGTAATGCAGGAACTCATACGGGAAGGTGAATTTACCGTCCCAAAACATACCTGCGTGAAGTTCTTCTCCAGTAAACATATCAAAACTGGGCAGCGATGTCAGCCCGGCATCGAGGGAGGAAATGTGGCTTAAAATCGCTTCTTTTGGGATACTATTTTTGTATTTCTTATAGTCTTCAAAATTCTCAATAGAATTCTTGTATGGCAATCCTTTAAAAAAGCCGAAATCCATGTCACTTTCTCCTTCCTCTTTGATTTGGGGTAAACGGCAAAATATTTCCTTCCCCATGTGTTCCTACTTTCAGTACGCCAGCACCGGAAATAAAAAGCACATCGTCTGGGGCTTTCACTTCAACGCCAAGTGCATTTGCCAGCTCTTCTGCAAAGCAATAATCGTTTTCCATGCGTGCGCCTGTGCTGCAAGATAGCAAACGAACTTTCTGGCCATTCCACCCTTTACTATGCCGAATGACTGCGGCAAGTAAGCGCGGTGACATATTGAGTTCTTTTGTTCCAAATCCGACTGCCGTCTGGCTTCCGTGCATAGCGACGTCAAAATACGTTTTAAGAGGTTTTACCCTTTTAACGTTTTCATTCAGCGGGTCACCGTCCGGGAAGCAAGCAAAGCCATTTTCCAGCTTCATTGTACGTCTTTTCACAATAGAATTCAAGTTATCTCTTGCATCTGCGCCGAAAAACTCAAGAGTGTCTCTATCGTCTTTAGCGTTAGCCGCTGCCACTTCCGCCCGATGCGTTTTCATGGCATTTGCCGTTTTTAACGTTGCGTCATCCGTAAAATAGACACGCATCCGCTCCGGTTGCTCCGGTAGGCCAGCTTCCGCACTGAACGCCTTGTATTTAGCGTTTAAACGCCGTAGCCGTATGTTTACCGCAGTCTCATCTTCATGCAATCCTGCGGCCTTGTAGGCGGCTTTTTCGCGCTTTAGCTTTCTAACGGTCCGCTCAATGCGGCGCTGCATCTGGGTTGCCTCGTATGCCGTGTAATCCTTGCCATCAAACGTGCATCCATGGCCATCATCGATGTGTTCCAACTGTTCATCCGTGTAAGTGCGCTCGGACACGCCCTCAACCCACGGGAACCGCCTATGGCGGCAGTTGGCCCCTTCCAGGCCGTCAACAGCGCCCAGGCCGCAAACGTCATAAATGCTCGGGTAAATGTCCCCAGCACGTACGCTGTAAACGTGGCCTTGCCAATCCTTATGCGATGACCATGGTGACGGTCCCGGCTTATCTCGTGCGCCAACATGGGCCGAAACTTCAAAATAGGGTGTATCCAGATATTCTGCAGATTGCTCCGTATACTTGGAGCAGATTTGAGATACGCCGGTCATTACGGCTCTTCGCACGGCAACATCGACATGATCCCGATGACCACTTTCGTAGTCAACCACTTTTAGACCGCTGTCCGCAAGTTCCTTCACAGCCGTTTTAATCGCCTGATTGTAGTTGATTGCACCGCTTTGCACCTGCAACGCTGCGCTGTCAAGTGCCCATTGGTACGCTTTGGCAGGTGGGAGCATTGTACGACCACCGTCCACCAGGAAGCCCATGGATGCGGTCAGATTGTGGAATGTATCAAGTGTCTGCGTCCTGATCGCCGCCACTTCCGCAGCGTCAACCAGTGTCTCAGGCTGTGTGATATGCGCAAGGTCAATCAGGTCAGTGTAATACTGTTGGTTCCTTGCGACCACATCGCCCAGCAGCTTGTCCAGCTTCGTTTTGCTGATGCCGGAAGTTTCGCGGATTGCTTTCTTGATTTCCTTTAGGTCGATGCCGTGAGACCGCAGTGCCCGGATGTCCTGCACCGTTACCTCGTTCAGTTCATCCGCAGCTTTCAACCGGGAACAGATTTCATTCAGCAACACAAGTTCAAGCGACCGGAACAGTTCTGCCAGATCCTCTGGGAGCGCATCAAGTAGTTCCGGGGTAAATGGATACCGGCTCATTTTTCACAACCCCAAAAGTCCCTGTATTTTCTCCAAATCCCATTACTCGACCTCCGTTTCTTCCTCGGTCACCATGTCCTGTGCCTTTGGCAGCGCTGCCTTTGCGGTGGCTTCGTCCTCATTCATCCAGCGCATACGGAACTCCCAATCGTTCATGATGCCAGCATTAAGAAGTTGCACGTCACGGTTAAAGTCCTGGCCCTTGTCCTCAATGATGGAATCGTCAAAGTCAATGGAGATCTGGACGTCCTCATTGAGGGATGCGCCCATGTACCGATTCCCCATGCGGAGCAAGCTCCGGCACAACTCTGTGATTGCCTGCTCAAGCACAATTTCATGTTTTTTGATTGTGCGAAACAGGGTGCTGTTCTCGCTGATGACCTGCGTGGCAGTTGCGATGCTTCCCTGATTGAATTTGTAATGGTTCTCACCGAAACCGCACTTGCTGGACAGGATGTTCAACATATCTTGCATACCGGTGTTAAACTCCGCTGTCCGCAGCGACATATCGACCTGCTGTAAGATGTTGCCGTTGCCGCCTCTGTCCTCCGGAAGTACATAATAAACGGTCTCACGCTTATCAAACACTGGACGACCGTCAATGCTCTTGGTTGCCTCCGGTTGCACCACAATGCGCTTCTTGCCCAACACAAATTCGTTCACATAGCTATCATAGGTAATGTCAACGCTCTTAAGCTGGTCGATGGCGTGGGCAAACACAGCCACGCCAAGCGGGTTGTTTTCGTCAGAGTTTGCAATGTTCAGCCGGTCGATCACAAACTGCGGCTTGTCGCTGCCGGTATGAACCACCGGGGGAATTGTCTCAAACCCTTTCACGCTGGCCAGTGGGATTTCCTCTGCATCATACAGATGGTTCTCAATGTCATACTCGCCGTTGCGCAGCCTGTGCACCTGGATGTAAGTATATTCTGTGTCATCGACCTTTCGAGTGGATGCGAACGCACACTCGCGGATAACGCCGTTATCCCACGTCAGCGGGTAGATGTTCCCGGCGCTGACATAGTTGATGCGAATGCGGCCAGAGTCAATGATTTCTGCTGTATCTGGGTTAATTCCCATGCCTTCCATCACCGGCACATACGCAACGGTTCCTACTGCCGCTTTGCGCTCCTGCGATTCGTTAGCCTTGACCTCCCAATTGTTATCGGCAAAAACAGTATCGATAAATTCCTGTTCCTGTTTGCCTTCAAGCGTGATGTTGACTCGCTCGTTCATTAGGAGGTTGGCCCAATCCTCGCAGACTTTCTTTCCCATTCCAACCGAATAACGGTGGCACTCCAGCTCTTCAATGCCATTCCACACCGTATAGCTGTGGAAATCTTCAACGTTTCCCTTATACCATGCGTCCCACAGGTCGATCAGAGAGTAAAATTTGCTGTCGACCGTGTCAAACCCAAGATCCTTTAATGCTCTGCGAATATTCACTATTTCACCGTCCCATCATGTGACCGGCACGTTCCAGGTCTTTGTAATAAGGCTCAATGCTGTACTCAAAGGCATCCAAGCTGTCGATGTCGGACGTGCCATCATCCAAGCGCTCGTCCTCAAATTTATCAGGATCATAAATAGCGGATTGCAGTGCATCGATCAGATGTGGGCAGTTTCTGGAAACTTTGAACCGCCCCTGCTTCATCAGCAGCACCACCAGCCGAATTCTGTCTGTGATTTGCATTTTCAGTGCGTTCTTGACTTGGGTACCCAGCCGGAGTTTTTGTGCCGTGTGATCCAACCCTCGTATAAGCACCGTTTCCGCGCTATCTGCTCGTGTCTGGCTGTAACCATACTTTGACGTTATCAACTGGCAGAACGTAGCAAAACGCCGGTTTAATGCATCCGGGTCAATCTCTTCGTTTTTGATGTATTCTTCTTCCAACGCCACAACCCGGAAATTTTTTGTAATCCCGGTGGCTTGAAATTTCGTTGCGGACTTTGTACCGCCGAAGTCAACGCCAATTGAAATGATTGAGAAGCTGGTGCCGTTTTGCTTGGCCCACTCCAAAGGGTCTCCGATCAAATACTTTTCTGTATCGTTGGCGAAGTCCTTATAAACGATGCCCTCTGCCGCTACCCACAGGCCGCGCACATACCGGTCATAAAATATACCGGCATACATATTCTCGTACCGTTCAAGGGTGCGCTTGCTCAGGCCGGGGTTGTCCGTCATTTCAAAGTGTAGATACAGTGCATTACGCTCACGGCTCCGCTTGATCCACTCCTGATAGAACCAGTGGTGTGGGCTGCCGGGGTTGCAAGAGAACCACAGCCGCGCGCCGTCAACGGAGCAACGTGCAAGCGCCTGTTCCACGAATGAGCGTGGCATCAATACCACCTCGTCCAGCAACACACCCGCCAGTGTGCGGCCTTGGATCAGTGTATAGCTCGCCTCGTCCTTGCCGCCGAACACTTCAAAGTAATTTGTCACGGCTCCACGCCGCACTTCCATTACCTTATCACCGCGCCGCCAGCGGACGATATAACGTTCCTTTGCAAGGCTCATCGCCGTGAACGGTACGATGATGTTCTTGGTACAGCTGTCCACCGTTCTGCCGCACACGCCAAAACGCTGACCGCTGAAATTTTCCATCGCCCAGCGCACATACGCCCACATCATAATGGAGGTCTTGCCGGAACGCACAGCGCCGTCGCAAATCAGCGCATCATACTTGGAATATGGATAAGCGAGAATTTTCTTCTGCTTTGCGCTAATCATCGCTCTCCAGCCCTTCTGCCATTTCACGCAGGCTCACGCTCAAAGCGTCCTCCTGCGTGTTATCCGTCGGCAAGCCCAGCTCAACAATATCGCGCTGTCCAAGGTACTGTTTTCCCAGCCAGATAGCCATGCTTGCGTTTTTTTCGGCCAGCTTCCACTGCGCTCTCCGCAGGCTCGACTTTCCCACCTGACTTTTGCTTTTATATGTGTCCGCAAAAGTCATTTTATACGTCCGTTTGCACCATCGATTCAGGGTGTCTGCGCTGCACTCAAGCACTCCGCAGATTTCTGCTTCCGTGCACTGGATCCCACATAGGTTCTCAAACAGCTTTTGATTTATTACCTTTTTCGGCCTTCCAGTCCGTGCCACTTCCACCCCTCCATTCCTTAAGATTTGATCATGCCAGAGATTTCTTTCTCGCGGTCAGCTTTCTCGCCACCAATGTATGCAGGCCATTCATGGCCCCTGTAATATCGCCGGACTTAATCAGCCCGTTCAGTGTTTTCATTTGCTGTGTGGATAAATGCTGCTGGTTTTTCTTCAACATCCTCCGCGCAGTCGCCTGAGCATCAGTCATTCAGCAGCACCGCCTTCTTCCCGGTGAACTTCTCCCACCGGTCAACAATGACGTCGGCATACTTCGGATCATACTCCATGCAGAAAGCGTGTCTTCCATTCTGCTCCGCTGCCATGATCGTTGTGCCAGAGCCAGCGAACAGGTCAAGCACATTCTCACCCGGCTTACTGGAGCACTGCATCTGGTAATCAAACAGCTTAATCGGCTTCATGGTCGGATGCTCCACAGATTTGACAGGCTTATCGAAATTCAGAACGGTTGTCTGCCTGCGGTTCTTGAAGAAGTAGTGCTTCTTGCCTTCCGTCCATCCGTAAAGGCAAGGCTCATGCGCGTCCTCTTCAATTTCGCTTTCACCGTACAGGC